AAAACCCACAGATAGCTCAGCAGTGTGGGCAGTCTGGATGATCTTCTTCTCCGGGAAGCGACCTAGAAACCAAGCAGGTAACAGATACGAAGCAAACTCTGATTTGGTATGCCTCGGCGGCATATTCACGATCAGTCGTTTTAATTCACCACTAGCGACACGTTCAAATGCGCTTGCCATGATCTTGTGGTGCCTGCCTTCAATAAACGCAGGCCATACATACTTGGTGAACCCCATGAAGCTGTCACGCGCAGCCTCCCGCTTCTCAGACTCTTCGAGATCTTCTAACAGAGAAAGGATTTCTTTCTGCTCTTCGAGCGGAAGATTAGGGAGTGCTTCTAATAGCTTTGCGTCAATCCGCTTTGACAAAATCACTCCAAGGGATTTGTCGATAGCTATCGATAGAAAGCTTTCGATCTGAAAGCTATCTCGAAT